CAGAGAAGTGGCGCCGCTGCTGGCGGCGCCAGCTTCGATCACCGCTTGTGTTTGCGGCCGCGCCGAAAACGAATCATAGGGTTTCTCCTTCAAAGCACCCCCAGAGCTACCCACGGGGGATCTCAGGGCCTGAGACACGCGACTCTTAACCTATGGAAACGATGAAGGTCAAGGAACGTCAGCAGTACTGACCTAATTTGCGGAAAAGAACAAACAACGCACAACGAACGAGCTCGATTGTGTCTGGAAATTCCTTGACGTTGGGATTGTGCAAGTCAATTCTGATCTGCCAGAACGGCGAACCAGAACAGGAAACAATTTCTATGACAGCCAAACCGAGCGTGCCGACCCCAACGCCCACCAGCGGCGAGTTCTACGTCTTCAACTCCTTCGGCGGCGAGGCCGAGGACGCTGGAACGCCCTACTCGGGGCCGGTTGCGAGCATTCAGTCCGAGCTGGACCTGGGCGGGGCCGTCACAACGCAGGCCGGGGCGGCAGCCGAGCTGGCATCCGGACCGGGGCCTGGCTTTGCCGCCGGACAAAGCACGCTGGATGTGTCGTCAGCGGCGACAACGCCGGATGTGTTCATTCTGGCGGGCGGCGGCTTCGATTTGTGCTCGATCAACACCTCAGCGGGCGGCGGCAACAACATCCTGGACGCTGGGGCGGGGTCCGACTTCCTCACCGGCGGCTCGGGCGACAACCAGTTTTACCTCGACGCCCGCTCGCTGGTTCTGAACCAGTGGGACACCATTTCGGACGGGCACGCCGGCGACGGCATCACCTGCTGGGGCGTCACACCGCAGGATTTCGCCCTGACATGGCTCAATGGCCAGGGCGCGTCCGGCTATACGGGCCTGACCGGGGTTTTCACCGCCTTCGGGAAGCCAGAAGTCGGGGTGACGCTGTCCGGATACACCACCGCCGACCTGTCGAATGGCCGGCTGTCTGTGTCATACGGAAGCACGCCGACCACGAACGGGATTGCGGGGGCAGATTACTTCCACGTTAGCGTCGTCGCGTGATATAGGCGCCCCCGCTGGGCTGGTTATTCTCAAGTGGTTCAGAGAGCGGCGGAAGCGCCGTGCGTGTGGGTTCGAGTCCCACACCAGCCCGGCGGCCCGGCCATGCCCGTTACTTCTTATGATGCTTTTCAAGCAGCTCCGGGTGCGCCTGCAACAACGCAGCGGTCTCGATTTCCTTCCGCTCAGCATCCTCGACCAGCTCATCCTGCATCGGTGCGCCGATGATCTGAGCAACCCGCTTCGGTGAAGCGGCGCCGATTTTAGCCAAGGCGAACGCCAGCTCCCTGATGTCGTGCGAGAACGCCGGGCTGGACGAATGGCTGTCCACGCTGACTTTCGTGTTGTCCAACATGTTTGAGTAAGTGAACGTTATCGGCTGCATGCCCTTGACCGGCGGCTCAAGGGACGGGTCCGGCTCGATGTCCGTTTGAATGGACTGCTCGTTCGGCATCACCCATGCCGTCAGCCGCTGACTGCTCTTGGCGCGCAAGAGGTCGAAAATCACCCCGCCCGCGCACTCAACAGAACGCTCTATTTTAAGGGCCGCATCTAAGTGCCGTGCCGCACCCTGCCGCACCAAGGTGTCTGACTGCCCCTGGCTGCGTACCGACCCCTCGCCTTCTCCCCGCATGATCGGGGGGAACCCACCGATGGTGTCGAACATTCCATTGATCTCGGCGAACGATTTCCAGATGTCGGGCGGCACCTGATCGGCAAGCTTCTCGACTTTCGCGCTGGGGTTGCCGTCTGTGAAATATCCGCCCGGCTTGTTCAGCTTGGCATAGGCGTTCTGGTTGATCGACGTGCTGCCGGTGAAGAACCGGGCCGGGTCTTCCTGCATCCGCAGCATCCGGTTGATGCCGTCAATGCGGTTGTTCAGGGATCGCTGGAGCAGGGCCACGAGGCTAACGAAGCTCACCCCCCAGAAATAGCCGTCCAGCGGCAGGGCGCAGTATTCAACGAAGCCGTGCTGGCCCCTCAGCGGGTTGTCCTCGTTGTAAACCCCCCGCTGGGTGTCAGACCCCTGGGCGAAGGCGTTGAACAGGACATCTTCGCCAAACACGATCTGCTCGCCGAGCATGGTGACCGTTGCCCAGTCATCCTGGGCGTTGTTCCACATCCAGACTTCCTCCAGCGGCACGAGCTGGTCGACAACGGCGGACTGCATCGCCGGCTGGGGGGCGAACAGGTGGGTTACGGTGCCGCCGCCGGTGGCCGGCGAGCTGCCGCCCGCCTGGAACGGGTAAAGGCCGCCAACGATAATCTGTTTGAGCGTGCCGTTGTTGTCCTCCCCGCCGCGGTTTTTCGTCTGGAGGTTGTCGGCTGCCTTCATCAGCGCCGCCTGCTTGGCCGGCGGCAGTCCGGAAATGATCTGGCGAAACCGGCTGCGCGTCGGGAACGTCGAGTGAATGAACGCTTCCTGGCGGGCCAGGCTGGAGACGTTCTCATTGTAGACGCCAAATGATTCGGGCTGGATCAGCCAGCTCTCGAAGCCGCCCCGCGACCACAGAAGCTGCTGTATCGTCTTCCCCTTGACCAGGGACCAGAGGACGATGTCGCTGATATTGTCGTCGATGTTGTTGTTGATGACGTGTTGGAGCAGCCCGGCCGCCGCAGCCGAGCCCTTGGCGCGCTCGGCTGGGCTGACCTGCCCGAAATACTCACATTTGAAGCGCAGACCTATCGGGCTGTAGAGAATGGCCAGGACATCGCGGATGAAGTCCTGTGTTCGCAGAAATGTCTGCGGAACGCCGTTCTCGTCGCCGGTCAGGAACAGATTTCTGAACGCCAAGCCCCGCTGAATGCGCTCCGAACGCGACTGCGAGCACGCGCGGATGATCTCGGAGACGAATTCGGCCCGCTCATTCGGGTTCGATGGGATTCTCATGGTGTGAAATCATACCACGCCAAAATGCAGCCGCCGCACGGGTAAATCACTTTACAAACTCTCCGGTATTCATAATATACGGTCATACGGAAGTTGGCGCTTCCGTATGACCTAACCTCAACCAAGGGTCTGACCCATGGCCAAGGCTGCGGCGGTTAATAAACCGCCTCTCGTAATGCCGCTATTCGATCTTCGTGATATGCAGATCACCCTTATCGGCGATGCCCCACTCATCTGTCATAGCTGGTCAGAGAAGGCCAAAAAGGAAATGCTTGACAAGCAGATGAAGCGGGCAAAGGCAGCAAAGGATGCAAAATCCCCGGAAACGGATTTCCTGGACAGTCTTTACCCCTACCCCGGCGGTGGTTGGGGATTCCCCACAATCGCTTTCAAAGCGGCAGCGGTTGATGCGTGCTCTCATGTTGACGGAATCACCAAAGTCGAGGCACGCGGCGCCTTTCACATTGTCGGAGAGCTGGTCAAACTAGAAGGCGAACCTCGCCCGCGCGAAGACATGGTTCGGATCGGCATGGGAACCGCCGACATCAGATTTCGTGGCGAATTCAACCCATGGAGGACGACATTGCGCATACGGCACAACGCTGGCGTACTTTCTGCCGAACAAATCACCCACTTGTTTACCATTGCGGGATTTGCAATCGGAGTTGGCGAATGGCGTCCCCAGAGAGACGGCATGTATGGGCTTTTCCACGTAAAAAGCACAGGAGACGTTTGATGGCACGCAAACCGACCTATTCCTTTAAGGAAGGATTTTATAAATCGATCCCCGCGCAGGTGGCGGGAGAAGAGATTGAGCGTATCCGCAAAGAGTGTGGAGAGTTCTTTCAACCAGAAACCATCGTGGACGCGGCGCGTCCAGAAGACGCGCCGCTGCATCCGGCATTTGAATGGAACGATGACGTTGCCGCCGAGGAATACCGCAAAGAACAAGCCAGAAAGCTCATCAACCATATCATTATAATTGAGCCAGGGAAGCCGTCAGACGAATGCTTCAGGGCGTTTGTATCTGTGCAAATAGATGCCGGGCATCGCTACACATCAGCAAAATACTCGGCCAACGTCCCGGAGTTGAGGCGATCCATCATCGATCAGTATTTAAATTCTATAGAAGCCCTCCGAGTTAACCTAGCCAGATACACCGAACTGGCCGAAGCAACCGAGGCCCTGCAAACCGCGTCGAAAAAGCTTCGGTCGAAGCGGCTTGAATTGGCCTGATCGGGGCGAGGCGGGGCAAGGCAAGGCAAGGCAAGGCGGGGCTAGGCATGGCAGGCAAGGCGCGGCGGGGCCAGGCATGGCTAGGCATGGCTAGGCATGGCAGGCAAGGCAGGCATGGCAGGCAAGGCGGGGCAGGCATGGCCAGGCAAGGCATGGCGGGGCAGGCTAACCCTTTCTGGAAAACGGTGCTGGATCATCGGCAATGACGCGATGATTCGGCACCGGACTGCGAGCACGCGCGG